GTAGATACTGTCTTTACAGAAAATAACCAAAGTTTCACGGAATGTGGCTAGCCCTACGATCTCATCGCCAATAGATATCTCTCCTGCCCCTGATGCAGCACTAAAGTCGTTCTCGCTGTACGGCGCACTAAACTGCAGAAGGTGGCGTTTGCTTGTCATGCCGCAGAAGAAGAGATGATTCTTGTGTTCTATTACAACTTCAGGTGCTGTAGGTTTTGTACCTGCACCTGATCCTGCTCCTCCGGTTAACGCTGTGTACGTACTACCATCAAACATAGCTGCGTCATTGACGCCATCTGCCATTGCAATCTTTTCTGTACCCGCCCAGTTATAAACTGTAAAGGTGTATCGCTCTGCGCTAGTGCGGTTAGTTACAAAGTTTGTCCATCCAGAACCCGTACTTGTTGCTACATTTGCACCCCGTGCTGCAACAACTTTATTTTGAAATATAGCTACTCCCAGTACGCCGCCAGAACCTGCAACCTGATTGTCGTCATACTTGCTAAAGCCTTTTATCTTGGCATAGCCACCAGTTACAGACGGCTCATAGTTCTGCAGAGTAATGGCTTCTCCGGGTTTTGCAACGAACACACTTTTGTCGAGGACTAACCCACCATCACAGTTTATGGGGAAGGCTTGTATCGGCATTAAACGGCTCTCATGTAGTCTTTTTGGTTTAGTAGCTCGGTCTTCATTCTGCGAATACCATTTTCGTAGTCACGGAAGGAAAACTGTGCTGCCTGATCATTGCCCCTAAGAATGTGAATGTAGTATTTAACACGGGCTACGATTACATCATGGTATCGTGTGGGTATTTTTGGTTTATCTGTAAAGATAGATAGGTCTGGAGAAGAGTCGTAGAAGTCAAACAGAACATCATACTGTGTGTTCTCAGGTATAGGCGTGATCCCGAAGGAGTTGTCACTCCTCACACGGTACACACAGTCGGGGCTATTAAAGCCATCGTCCGGTGCGGACAGGGCTAAAAACTCGCTCTGCCTGTATGAAGAGTGATGCCGCCCAAGACCTTCGTGATACTCCTCAAAAGATTTGTACTTGAGAGTGGTAGCTGAAGCGTCTGCCTCAAATACCTCTACGAAGTCTACATCAAGGTTTTGCGAAGCAGTGTTGCTGAGACTAATAAAAGTTTGTTGTGTAGAAGCTGTAAAGGTAGCAGTCTTAATCTCTCCACCGCCTACGTTTGTAATAGTAAATGTAGTAGATAAGTCAGAGTCCTTATCGCTGCTAGACCCTGCAAATACATTTAGTGTCTCAGAGGTAGAAGAGATGGTTGCAGAGGCTATCCTCGCTGTAATGCGATACGTTCTATTCTCTATCGTAGGTATTACCTGTTCTATACACCCAGCGTTTAAGCGCAAAACTCCTGAAGCATATGTCCTACCACTAACTGAGTTACTAAGGGCAGGAGTGCCAGAGGTGCTTGTTCCTGCAGGGTCTGTGCTTCTGCTGTCCCAGAAGGAACCTAAAGTAAAGGTCTTATCAAAGTCTCCCTGCCGAATAAGATTCTGGGGGCGCAAGAAGAAGCTGTCATAGTCTACGTCTGTGCAGAAAGTGATGTCACCAGATGTAGCTGTAAATGTAGAGGATACACCCGTTAAAGTCTCAGAGGCTTGGAACTCACCTTCTATCGGCTCAATCAGCATGTACTGTTCGTCCGTGTGTCCTCCATGCGGCGGCACTCTACGCAGGATGCCTTTTGCAGAGGACGTACCCCCCGTAATCATTTCGTTAATGGTAAAGCCCCCGCTAACGCTGGACACTTCTACTTTTACTGGGTACTTATACTTGCCCTTGCCGCCAAACAGCGTGTATCTTCCATTGTGAAAGTGCCACGGCCACTGTATGTATTCAGCGTCAACATCGCGGATAGCTTTGTTTATATCTTTTTTAACTGTAGTCTGTACGCCCCGTGTGCCAGACAGACCTGCAGCAGTTTCTGCAATAGTTGTCTCGTTGAGGTCAAACAGTACAGCGTTGATTAGTTCTACATAATTCATGGCTTGCCTAACTGTGGTTGGCTAAGAAGAGTTCATCTATAGTTAACACTGCTTGTATTCTGTTAGCAGTTCCTGCGGTTAACTTTATGATATCTCCCTCGTTCAGGTTTAATTCTAGAGCAAGCAATACAAAATCATTTGCCGCTACGCTCTTGCTACCAAGTAATTTATAAGTAGCACTAGCACTTGCATCTGTAAGCTCTAGGGTTACAGGTGTGGCATTGCCCGAAGTCTCGCAGATAATTATGTTCTTTAGAACAGCATCGTGACCAGCAGGAACGGTGTACACAGTTGTCTGACTTGTGCCGTCAAGTGCAACTGCAGCGTTTCTTAGTCGTACCGCTCTTGATAGTGTTGATGTCAAGATTCTGTTCCTTTTGGTTTATTTACTACAGGGCTAAAACCAAGACCAATAGACGAGAGACATTCAACTTCTGGGTTTACGTCGGAGACACCTGTTAGCGTATATGATCTAGTTTTAGGATTTATGTACATTGTGAACAGTATTCCGTATAGAACATCTTTAAATACAAAAGCAGGATACTCTCCATGTTTCTCTGCTTGCGGTGCAAAAGCACCAATGGGAAGACATACAGTAGGAGGTGCCTGTGCATAGCTAGTTGTTGAAACAACTAACAAAGCTAATACTGTTAAGATATACTTCACATCACATGCCCCAAGCCTTCTTTAAATACGTCTGAACCAGTGTTGATTTTGTAAACATGTCTTTCACTTGCGTTGACCTTGTAAACATATCTTTATTCTGTTTCATAAGATATGTGTTTACCTCATACATGTTTTGCAAAATAAAAGACTGTTCGTAAGATACGTTAGAAGACATCCATCCAATTATATTTTGCCTAAATCCTTTAGTAACTTTTTCTACACCGTGAGGGTAAATGATAGGGAAGATTACTGCTTCTCCAGCGTTTAGTTTCTTACCTATCTGGCCTACAGGAGTTGCTAATGTAAACTCCCCACCCTCGTAATCGTCTGTTAAGTTTATGCTCCAGCCATAGTCAAAGAATACATTGTTTGATTTTGGTCGGGCCTTAAAAGCATCTACATGCAGGTCGTAGTAGTCTCCCTCCATGTATTTGTTATAAAAATTTACTGATACTCTGGTAGGACAATACACGCTGTCAATGTAATGTGTATCGTATAGCTTGTCGGTAATCAGCTTCCTTACCTCGTCTGGAACACCTTTAGATTCTTTGTTGCTCTTCAGGTCTTCTAGATCAGGAGCAGTATCTTCCCCGTTCTTAAATGTGTTCTGGTCAATCTTGTCCAGACAAAAACTTACTTCATCTTCGGTTAGTAGTTTGATAAACATATGTACCTCCGTCAATTCAATATCAAAACAATTTGAAGGGTGGGGTTTTTAAAAGGAACCCCACAAAAACCTTTGGTACAATTACGTACCAGACGACACCGTAGCCGCTTCCGTAAGCGGGTTGCGCGAAATGTCAACCATGCAAACGTGAACGCGGAAACGAAGCGCACTTTCACCCGTTGAGCCACCATCAAGGATGAGGGCGTCAATCGTGTCAGCACTTGTTAGGATACGAGCGTTGGCCCCGGAAGCCCCAACAGCGGCTTCAAGGAAAGGCGAGAAGCCAGCAGCACATGCAGAACCGTCAAGAAAACAGTCTACATCACCACCAGTAAAGCCAATATCCATAGTAATCTGACCATTACCACGCGCTTCAAGAACTTCAAGCGCACCAGCAACAATCATGGTATCTGCAGGAACGTCTACAAGCTGTACAACGTCTCCTCCAGCACCACCATCGGCAGTATCCCAAACCTGTGAAGTAACCACATACGGAGTGGGCATACGCGAGGGATGACCAACGGTTCCACCGCCGGAAATAGTACGATCATAAGTAGCCATAATTCATACCTCCCTTATGCGTAATCAACAATGCCAAGGACCAAGCCTTCTGGACGAATGACCTTACGGCCATATACGTGCAGACCGCGAACCACATCAGCAAATGAATCAGGATCGCGAATAACTTCAGTCTTAGCAATGGAGTTAGCAGTGGCCGTTGACGACATGTGACCAGCAAGAACAATGTTCTCTCCGGTAGCAACGCCACTGAGTGATACCATGTCCGTCGTCGTAGTTGCATCAGCAGACTGACGAAGGGCATTGGATTTATACAGCGAGAAGCCCATAACCTTTTGAGCCGTCAGCAACCCATTACGCATGGGGGACTGATCGTCACCAGTTACTTGAACTTCCGCAATTTTAGCACCCGCTTTGTAGAGAGTTTCATAGAAACGCGGGGGCGCTACAAACCAACGGTTCTCTTCTGGAACATCAGCTTGATCAAGATGACGCGCCATAAGAGCGATGATTTGCACAGCCTCATCACCAGCATCGCTGCCAGCCATCGTATGAGGAGTACCTGAAGTACCAAGATTGGAGTCGGTTTCAACGGAGCCAGAAGCGCCCTTGATACCTGCACCATCAATCATGGACTGAAGTACATTTTTGTCGTAGTTACGTTTGAGAGAGAATGCACCTGAAGAGGTAGCAAGCGCCTCAAAGTTAACGTGCGATTGACGCTCTTCGATATCATCTACCTTGAACGCAAACGCTTGAGCCTGATCTACAGTCAATTGAATTTCATCGTCTGCCAAGTCCTGCGGAGTAACCACAGCACCACGGGTATACGCTGAAATCGAGACAGTGGGTTCTTTCATAATGCGAACCGTGTCACCGAAATTCTCAATCTCCCCCGCATAGTCAGTGTTAGTAATATCTTCTACAACTGACGCACGGCGGAAAAACTTGAGAACCTTCTGGCTATAGATTTCGGCTTGGAAATTACCGGACGGAAGATTACCGTAACCGGAGGATACACCAACAGCCATTTCCTTAACCTTTCTATATAAGTTTAGCCATTAACGATACGACCCTCCGCATTCGCCTGATCTAGCTCTGCTTCAAGCCTGTCAAAGTCATGCGGTTTGAGTTTACGTATCTCTGAGGTTGTCCACACTTTCTTGTTACCACCGCTATCTGTAGAGACATTAACCGGACTAGTCCGAGTAACAGCCTCTGCTGCGGCTTCTAACTGTTTCTTGGAGGGACGACCTCTAGTTTTTTTTGCACTGCCTGTATCGGCTTTGTACAAATCTAGAACGCGAGAAGCGTACTGAACATCGTTGTTGTTTTTGGTGATTCCATCAGCAATGTTGGGTGGCTGCTTTCCTAACCATTCTTTAAACTGGTCTGACTTCTTGATATCAGAGAAGTCTGGATGCAGGGCTAACAACGCTTGGTAAGCACTTTTAGCTTGTAACTGCTCTTCTTTCTGTGAAAGACGTTCTATCTCTTGTTTAAGTTCTTGAACTTCTTTTGCAGAATTTTTAGTAGTCATAGCCTCAACTACATTATAAACGTCAGGATAGTTCTCTTTAAAGTTTTCAATGTCCGCATTCTCTTCAGGGTATTCCTGCATAGGCTGCGGCTTTTGTAGAAGCTCTTCGCGCTCCTCCTTCCACTCGTAGAGTTTGGAGTCGTAGTGCTTCTTGAGATCATCATAGCGTTTTTTGTAGTCATGCTCCTCCGTCTTTATTTCTGTAGAGACGGAAATGGTTTCATCATCAACAACCTCGCTTTCAATTTCACTATCTTCTAGGGTAGCCTGTTCGTTTTGTGCATCGTCCTGTAAGTCAGAGCGGTACTTGCCACGATAGGGGCCTAGATTTTCCTGTTCTTGGGTTTTCATTTTTCCTCCTTGCGGGGCCTCTAAGGGGTAGCCGCAGTTGGGTTAGTCTAGCAGGGCCGTTGTATCAACGGGTGGCTGCTTCAAGTTGCTCTCTTGCTATTTGATTCTCCCTTTCATCTTCAGGAGAACCTATGGGGGGAGCAGACCCCATAAAACTGTTTTGTGTTTGCTGCGCTGGGGGAGCGGGTTTTCTTTTGGGTCGGGGTATAGCATTTTTAATATAAGTAGAAGAATCTTTATCTTTATAAATAGTATGACCGCCTATTGTTTTAAATATTTCAAATCTTCCACTAGCAACCCGTTTATCAAAAAACTCTTGTCCTTGTGCAGTTGAACCCTCTTTTCCGGGTTTAATATTTTTATTTCTGTAAAAAGTTGCGCCCTCAGTTACATCATCTAAACTTCCTGCTATTTGTCTTTCAGCTAAATCTAAAGCTTCTTTCCATTTAGGATGTTGTGGGGCATCTTTATAGTTATCATTGTCATAGCCTGTAAACTCTTTGCCTTTTTTGCTAGGAAGGTCTGCACTAATTACTTTCTGATAACTATCTTGAGCCACAAAATTTGTTTTTCTATCAAATAACCTGTTTCCAACAACATTAGCTACAACTTGCATACCTTCTTTACCTTCACCGCCAGCTTCAGAAATTAAAAGCCTTGCAAGCATATCTATTTCTTTTGAACTAGCTTTTTTTTTACGTACTTGCGTCCCTTTCGCAGCCCTAACAGGAACTTGCTTCTGTGCAAAGTCCTGTTGCTGTTGCTGCTGGGGCTGCTGCTCTTGCTCTTCTAGCTTCTTCTCTGTCTCTGCCTCACCACGCTTGTTAATCTTTTCAAGCAGGTCTGTGCCTATTACTTCCGCTAACTCTGGAGGAATGTGATACTCTTTATTTGAGGCAAGTATTTGCTGATCGCCTTTTACCTGCTGTGCTGGCCTTGTAATAGTACCCTTATCTACCTCTATACCTTCTTTTTCTTTTAGGTATTCAATAGCAGGTTCAATGATACGCTCTTCAAAGTCCTTTTTACCCACCTTTGCAATAGCGGCTGCGTTTACAATAAATGCGCCTTCTCTTGCCTTCATGGGTACATCATCAGCCACACCTGTCTGATCTTCTGCACCCGGCTGATCAATCATACCTGCTACCTGATCACCAAGGGCTAACTGTTGCATCTGGTCCTGCATGGGAGACGCTTCTGGCAGAGGTGCCTCTACCGGGGCAGGTTCCTCTGGTGCTACCGGCTCTTCTGCCATTACTTCATCAAGCACAGAAGGTTGCTCCTGCGGCATTGGCTCCTCTGCCATTGGCTCTTCACCCATCGAAAGGGTGACACCCAAGCTAGCAGCAAACGCTTGTAGTACAGGAGGTTCGTTCTGCTCTATTAGCTGTACAACCTGCACCTGCGCCCCTTCAGGCATCTGCTCTAGGTTAGCTGTAAATTGATCTTGTGTTATTTCCATAATTACCTAGCCTTAATAACGTCTATAATCATTCCTGAGATGTCTACTTCCCACCATTTTTCACGAAGATTGCTTTTTGCTGGATTAGCGTGGTGATTGTTATGCCACCCCTCTCCCCAATTAATTAGAGACAACCATACACAATTACATGAGTTATCTTTAATAGTGTGATTTTTATAGCCCACATCAAGATGGTTTACGTAGTTTGTAAGCGCCTGTACTAACATTACTAAAACAGAGGGTATAATAAACATAAAATATAAGAGTTGAAACCCCCCTAACAATAAAAGCAATCCAACATACGTTGTAATAATTAAAACCCAATATCTATTAGTGTATTTAATATAAGGATCGCGGGATAGTGGTAGTGCTTGTCTAACCATCTTCATTTCATTTAGCGAGTACCTTAAAAACAACATCTTGATAAACCCACGCGAAGGGTCGTGCGGATCATCCTCTCCACTATCAGAATGTTTGTGGTGGATTATATGTATTCCTGCCCAGCCTAATGAGCTTCCGGTGCCTGATAATAATGCAAGAGTAGAAAATAAATATTTTATACCCCTGCTCTTAAATTTAAAGCTTTTATGCGCCCAATACCTATGATTAGTTACTACAATTCCAAGACAGTCATACAAAAAATACATAAGCAAACTTAAAAGTATGGCGGAAAATGTAAAATCAACAAAATTAAAAAGTAAAACTGCTGAAATTAAATTTATTATAAAAAGGTATCGTACTTTATTTAAAGATGCGCTCATTTAAATAACCTATAGTTCTGACCACTGGCCTCATGACGCCTTTCAAAAAGATTTGCAAGAGCTTATAGCGAAAAGAAACAACTTTTTTATCCAAATCCATTTTATAATAATTTGTTAGGACTTTTGCAACTTTAGTTCCGCCAAGCATATTAGCTAGCGTTGGCCCTACAAGGTCATAACCTTTCATAAGATACGGATCGTTTCTACGTAGGTTTATTCCATACTTGCGATTAGCACTAAATGTGCTGTAATCTGTTACTCCATTAGCGTAGGCTGCAGTGCATATATATGTTGTTCCGCCGCCGCCGCCGCCACCGCCGCCATCACCGCCGCCGCTGTCCTCTTCGCCATAGCCATAACCATAGCCCAGCCCTTCAAACCCCGCATCGGGAGCGCCGGGAGCATCGGGAGCGCCAAAACCACCACTGACTTGACTATCGCCCCCAAAAGGATCAAATTCGGGCGAGTGATAACCGGGCATCTCTCCGAGATCGCTTGTAGGGTCGTTTCGCTGCCCATACCCACCCAAAGCAGCCATAGCAGCACTTGCGTTTTGGGCGGCTGCAGAAAAGCCTATATCATAACCCGCTGCTATTTCACCAGCCGGATCAAAACCGACTGCGCTGGATAAGTCAGCATCCATACCACTTAATTGCTCGTTGTTTATTGCTTCAGTCGTAGCGTGGACTGAAGCAAAGCCAAACGCGTTCATTATTCCACTTACGTGATCTGCTATAGCTTGATCAGTTACATCGTTTACAGTGTCAAACGTATTTTTACCCGTTATGCCCATAGCATAATCTGCCATGCTTACAGCGTCGAAGCTTGGGGATTGACTGTTATAACCTTCTCCCGTATTCCCCCCTAAAGTCCGGCCATACGCTCTACCTCTTGCTGCTTGCTGCGCCTGAATCTGCGACCTTATCATTGCAAGGGTTTGTTTGCCCTCCGCTTCCTTTGCCATACTATGAATTGATCCTGCCATACCAAGTTCGTTTGCCATTTCACTTAAAGGTTCAGCTTTCACCATATCAACATACACTGAAGTGTACATGCTGTACAACGCAGCCATAGCAGGGTCTTCTCTAGCAGCTTTAGCAATACCAAAATCTAAACCCGATGCGGCTGGAGGAGCATTGGACAGTTGTTTATCCATTCCGCCTAAAGGATCAGCAGCAAGAGATTCAATACCTTTTGAACTAAAGTCCATACCCATCTCAAGACCAAAGGCTTCTCCAAACAAAGATGATAGACTTGCAGAACGATCAGCATAATCTGCTATATCTGCTTTAGTTCCTAGTCCTGCTGCTGAAAGTTGTCCTGCAATATCTGCAGCCAGCGCCTCTTCTTCATTAAAAGCATCAAACCCCAGAGGTCCGTGACCAAGCATACCTGTTATAGCTGAACTTTGAAAATCTTCAAAACTAATGCTACCAACAGTGCCGTCTGGTCCCATAGCCTCTGATAAAGCACCTAAATCAAAACCTACTTGACCATAGCCCTGTTGTCCTAAATCCATAGATGCAAAGGCACCTGAGATACTTGTGTCACCTGTAGTTGCGTCAAAAGATACTGTCGCGTTAGGAGAAGAGTATACAGAAACAGAAGTGTTTGGCGTTTCAAATTCTGGCGCGGTATACGCCTCAATAGCCGCTGCATTTCGAGCTTGCATTTGTGCACTATAACCAAGCTCTTTCATTGCCTGTTGACTCAGACTGAACGCCGCCTTTAGTGGTCCCGGCATCATCATAGCTAAAAAACCGGGAGTAGCAATTGCTCCTGTTTTAGCGTCAAAGGCAAAGGTTGCAAGACCTTGATTAGTTTCAAAAGAATATAGGTCGGGAAACTGTGTCCCATACGCCATGCTCCTGCCATACGCCTCCATAGCTAATGCAGGATTTGTGAGCGTATTATAGGCATTCTGTGCGAATTTTGAGATGGTTTTCTCAACATCTGAAAAAATATCAGGTATATTCTTTGCTTGACTAAGAAGACCTGAAACGCCTTTTGCCGCATTTAAACCTGACGTTACCGCAGCAAGCGCCCCCGCAGGGTTACTTATGTCTGCATTTTGAAGGCTCTGAAAGCCACCAAATGCCTGTGCTGCTGATGATAAACTTCCAATTGAGCCTAGTTGCCCTGCAGCAAAACTTCCAAGGCTACCCCCCGGACCAAGAGCGCCAAAAGCCCCACCAAAAGCAGAGGCAGCAAAAGAAGGATCGCCCAAAGCAGACAAATCTGCAAAATCTCTTGAAGAGCCTATTCCTTCAGTATCAAACCCGCTTGCTGATCCCGTGCTAACATCGCCAGAACCCCCGCTATCCGTTACGCTTGTAGGCGCAGGAGGTCCAAAAACTTGCTGAAACTGGTTTTGTGAACTATCTCTATCTAAAAAAGGACTAGCTAACGTACTAATATCGCTTGCTACACTAGAAGCTGTTCCTAACACTCTATTAACACTGTCGAGGTCCATCTCATCAATGCGTGTCTGTGCGCTACTTCTAAAAGCATCTACACTGCTAGGATCAGAAAAGTTTACCTCATCAAGAAGATCACCAAATAAGTCTTGAATAGCAATCTGAGATGTAGAGGATGTTGTTACAGAAAGATCGTCTTTCTTGCGTTTTACACCAAGACCTTCAATTGCAAGAGACTGAGAACCACCACCTACATCTATGGTAGCTTCAGGAAGAGCTTCCATAGTTACAGGTTTAGCAGAGACGGATAGACTTCCGCCGCTCAGTGCTTCTTCAATATTAGTTGCCACGTTTGCTGTATTCTTTCTGCTGCGTGTTAACCTGCGTCTTCAGGGATAGGAGGTGGTCCACCACCTGCACCTTGCCCTGCAGCAAGCGCATCTCTAAGTCCGATTTCTCCACCGCCAGCAGGGCCTGATGGCGCTCCTTCAGGTCCGCTAGGTAGTCCTCCAGACTGTCCCATGCCGCCTGATTGTTGACCAGCGGCAGCAGGGTCTGGCATGTTTCCTTGTTGAGCATTTAATCCTCTCAATACTTCTGCAAAGATTTGTGCATCATTGATATCATTTACCAACAAATCAGGATCAATGTCCTGTGCAATGGCTAGCTCACGTACAAGGTTTGGAATCTTGATAAACGGAGCGAGCATTGGATTTGCCACTGTTTGTAGCAACGCGGTAAGGCGTTGGCTGCGAACTTCTTTCTGCATGACTGCAGAGGTTCCCTGTGGCTTGATTTCCAAATCTCCCTGTATCTCAGGACGGTCATCAGTAAACTGCATATTCCAAAAGAACATGCACTCACCGAGCGGCTTGAGAAGAAAGTCATCAACATTTTTAATAACTGTTTTTACGCTTAGATTAGCACCGCCCATCAACATGCTAAGTCCCGCAGCGGTACGTCCTGTTCCAGACACACCCGTTTGACCGTGCATGATGCTAGGTAGCCCTGTCTCTTCATCGGCTAATTGTCGTGCAGCCTGATACATTTGTATGTTTTCACCAGCAGTATTAGGAAACTTAACAGCGTTAATAGCTGTGCCAGTAACGCCAGACTGCCGCCTAAACACTTTACCCGGATAGATATCATAGTTCTGTCCGGGTACAAGGGATGCTTCATCTACATCAAATACTACATTACCAGCTAATGCAAGATTGTCAATAGCCATTCTTACATGACCATTCATTAGTAGCTGGGCGTCTTCCATGTTCTCTGGTATGCCTATACCAAACAACTGATAGGGGTTAATCTCATACGGAGTTGCAAAGTAAGGAATACGATATGGTACAAACGGATTTAGGACTAATCGTAGCACTTCGTTACCACATATCCATGCGTTTACAGGAACCTCTGAAAGATCGTCTACTTCCATAGGAATGCCCATATCGCGCATAAGATCGCTGTCTAGATTGCCCCAGAACTCAAGAACTTCGTACCTGTCAACAGCGGCTAAGTCTTCTAGGCTCTCTGCACGGATAGTGTCTTCAAAGTATTTATCCGTGTAGTTAGGACCGCCACTAAGACATTTAGCAATGGCCTCACCATTAAAGAATGGTTTGTCCATCAAGTCACGCATCTGCGACCGGTTTAGCCGGTGGCGCTGTACTACATAGGAACAATCATCCACGTTAGTAGCGGTGGGGTCTGGGTAAAAGTTCCAGCATGAAACCGACTCAAGCCGAGGTACAAGCTTCTTGTACGGGCTGTAGTTTTTTTCGTTATCCCAGCGGTGAAGAGTTTTACTTTCATTGAGCGGTCCCTTTACAATACCCGTGCCAAGAAGGGCGCACTCAAACAGGGAGTGACGCAAGATATTCGTGGCATTGTTCTCATGCAACTGATCATGGATGAGCTTTTCCATGTGTCGCGCCGTCTCACGCGAAGGATTAATCTGTGGTTCGCCCATGCGACTTGGGCCTTCCTGCAGATCAACTCCCTCGTACTTGTCGGCTAATCCGGCTAGAGGGGAAGCTTCTGTAGCCCCCGGTGCCATGTCCCGGCCATCGCCGGGGAAACCGTAGGGGTCTTCAACAGGCTCTTCTTGTTGCTGTGGAGGCATAGGGACTTTACTAAGGTGTGCAAACTCTGCTACACCTTCAGGCACAGGGCTAGGCTCAACAACAATTGGGAACTTCTTGTTTGCAAAAAGAACGTCAATTATCTGCCCATACGCAGCCAGAACTTTTGTCTTTGTAATCTTAATAAAAACTTTACTGTTCTCAGACTCTCTAAACTGAGTAGTTGAGTCGTAGATACCTCTAAAGTTTTTATAGGCTTTTAGCCAGCGCTGTTCATGCTGGTAACGGCCATGTTCAGCTTCTTCAAACTTTGACTTAACAGTGCCAACTACGTTAGTAGAAGCGTCATCAACAAAAGCAGCCGCTGTGATATCGCCTAAAGGTGAATCGTCCATAGGACTTCCTTACTTAGTAGTCTTTTTCGTCTGCCATACGAAATACAGCCGGGTCAACCGTATTGCTTTTCGGACGGGGCATATCAACATTCAGAGCATCGCGGTCAATCTTGCCGACCAGCATCTGATCTAGTCCTTCGCGGTGCAAAGCACCTTCCGGGGCAGGGCTTAGTTCGCCCTGTTTCTTCATCATACCCATGATGTAGTCTTTACCATATGCGTACATAGTTTTTCCTTTCTGTAGCTATTGGTTCATAAAAGAGGTTCTGCTTTTTACCTCTTCCATAGTTCTCCCCCTTACTTCACTCTCTTCGGGGATTAATTCTTCTCTTTTAGCTTCTTCCATCATTCTATCATATTCTATTTCAGAAAAAGATGATCTAGCTGTAGGCGTTGCTGCTGCAGCTTCCTCTATTGCTGTTGCTGCTAAACCAACACCGGGAACAAGAACTTTTAGTCCTTTTCTACCGCCACTCTTAATGATGTTTAGTAGGCGGCTAGTCCTTTCAGATACGGGCCTATCAGGAGTTGCGGATTGGGGGCCAGTTATCTCTGGCACTGATTTAGCACGGACATGTTGAACATACGGATCAGGCTCTGCACTCAGCTTTCTAATGACTAAAGGTTCGTTTGATCCTCCAGCGTCTAACACTTTTAAACCTTGCTTATAATACTTCTGACTAGGTTTAACGTACTCTGGCACATCAGCATCTGACAAACGAGATGGTCCCATCTTTTCTGATACTGCAGCATCGGCTTCTAAATGACCTGTAAAAAACAAATAGTCCTTGATGTCCTGCATCGCGTTCATAGACACTTTAGGATCGATCTTACGGGCTTCATCTACAATCTCTGTAAACAGATTTACTTTACCGCCCTTGCTAACAGCCTTGCCCATTGCCTGTTTAAACGTATTAACATCGCTTCGTACAATCACTGCCCCTTTTGCTTTTCGTGAAACTTCGCCTCTGTTTGGCTCTACAGTCTCTCCACCCGGTATGCTTGGAGTATCAACAGTAGAAGGGACTCTTGCCTCTCTTCGCGCAACAGCTTTTCTTTGCCTGTCTTGCATTTCAATCTGAGGAGTAATTTCTGTCTGTGCATATACAGGAAGAGATGATTTTTTAGCTTCTTCTATGCCTTTATCAGAAAGATTAAGCTTGTAAGGACGTGATCTACTTTTATCCTCAACGGGCCTTCCATCCTCATCCCTACCGACTACAACAGGAACACCGCCTCTATCTTTTATATCTAGTATCTCTCTGCCCTGCCTAGAGCGTCTATTTTGACCACTCTTAGGGAGACTTTTAAATTTCTCATCTAGCTGTTTAAAATCTGGGTCAGCATCTCGGAGAAAACCATTGTCATACAAAAACTGCTCATACGCTCTAGATTCAGTAAGACCTTTTTCAATGCCTTCAATACCATCTGGAAATGCTTGAGTGATGTACCTGCCTAGATCGGATGCTCTGTCAGGATTTGCTTTTCTAAAAGCATCTAAACGTTTTTGTAGCTGGCGTAATGACCCTTGTACAGGAAGCCCTGTCTCCTGCATCATCTTTAGTATAAGACTGACACCCCTATCAGTTATAGTAATAGGATTTCTAACGCCCAGCTTTTTTAATTCGGCTTCAGGCAAATCAGTCACGTTAGGGCGCAACTGACTTCCCGGCCCTACACCTGCTTTTCTTTCTGGAAAAGATGATCTTCCTGAACTATCAACCATAATCAGTAACCAAACGTAGAGTCAAATGCTTTAGGCTTTGCTTCTTTCATCTTATTCATCATAGAATTAATAGTTAGATGTCCTCTTGCGCGTGTCATGCACATGTATCGCAAAGCATCGTAGGCGTGGTCATCTGCTTTCGTATCTACATCTTCAGGGTTTGTCTTTGACAGAGGTAGTCCTGAGAGAGTGCGTATCAGATGTGTACACGTAGAAAGTATCTTTATCTTTGGCTCGCCTGTAAAATCATCAACCCTTAACCGGCTGTGCAACTCCAGCTTACCCGCTATTCTATTTCTATCAGAAGGAGTAAACCTAGCACCTCTACGAATAAGGGTTTCTGCAATGGAAGGGCCAGTGCCTGTCCTGTTCCAGCAAGAAGCGTCAAGCACAGAGTAATACATGCCGGGGTCATCCCCCTCTAGGCTTACGATAGTATTTGCCAGCATCTCTGCCGTTTGGCCCTTGCCGTAGAACTCCCTGTAAATCCACAGAGTATCATCCCAATCAACTGCGCCCCACAGAACACATGAGGGGGCGGCATACCCGTAATCCGCTGCGCGGACGCGCAACCAGTTGTGGGGTATCTGTGTCTGTGAGGCTTCCACAACATGAATGTTGCGGGAAAACTCTGGGAACGCCGCTCCCTCTGCGACATCCCAATCCCCTTCTAGAAGCCGCCTTCGTTCGACTTCTGGGAGCGACCTCAACATGGCTTCATATTCACCAGTTTCAGCGAGGTAGGGGTTATCGGTCAATCGCGCCGGAATGAACTTACGAAGAAAAAGCGGTTGACCTGCTTTACCGTTAGTTGCTGTGTCAGGCCACAAAAGTGCGTTACCTGTATCAACATCAGTAGCTGCAAAAGGTGCGTTAGGTGGTGCAGGGTCGATGTACATCTTCTTGACCCACCATCCGCCTACCCCTCCGGGGTTTCCTGTGCAGCGCATGTACGCATTAATTTCAGAATCAGTAGTACGAAGCCTAGAACGCAGATACTCCCATACGTAGGGTGTCGGGTAGTGCGTGATCTCGTCAATGCCAATCCAAGTAAAGGCTTGTCCTTGGTAGCGTGTTACGTCTTTGTCCTTGTCGAGGTAGGAGAACCATGCCGTAGCCCCGGACGGGAACTGCCACATCGCTTTCGACTCCCGAAAGATGGCACCGGGAAAAGCTTTTGGATAGAGTTGTTTACTCTTGTCAACCAGTTCTGTAAGCTCGTCCAGTGTGCGACGAATAATAAGGGCGCGATGATTGGGATTGCTGCAGTAGCGAAGAAGATCAGCAAGCAGAGCGTAAGACTTCCCGCCGCCAGCAGCGCCCCCATAAAACACATCCCTTTCAGGGCTTGCCAAAAAGTCCGTTTGTGGCCCTGAATTGGGCTTGAAGATAACCTCTGCTTCATCCTCTACTAACTCCCTTACGGGCTTTGGTACATTCTGTAGTGTAGTATCTTCAATAAGTTTAGCACCATTCTTGGTGAACAGAGCCTGTTCAACCTTCTTGATGCTGTCTTTCTTTTCTTTAGCCTTGGAGGCTTTCTTCTGCGCCTTTTTCTTAGCCCTGTCTGCATTACGGACGGCGGCTGCGGATGCTCTCCGCGCACGTTCTTTTGCGGAGGTGCGGTAGTTACCCTTTTCACCCTCGGCTAACTTTGGGCGACCCCGGCGCTTTACAGGCTCTTCTCTTACATCCGCCTTATCAACCAAAGGCAGGGGGCTTTCGTCTAATACTTTTCTTGTGCCTTCGCTCTGGTGATCTAAATCGTCCAAGTGTTTTACCTTTGTGAAATACTATCTTGGTATTCCCTGTAGTCTTCTTCTTTTTTACTGCCATTATTTTAGTCGTGGTTTCCTTGGGGCGTTGGAGTATTGTTTAACGTGTCCGCCTTTTGCAAATCGTCCTGTAACTCTAGCGCCTACACGCCCTTCTCCGCTTTCAGGATCATAGCTGCCCCTAACACCTGCAGTTCCTTTAAACCTGCCTAGCTCGACGGGCCTTTCAAAGGATGCTCCTACAGTGGGTACTCTTCCCTCCGCTACATCTTCAAAACCCAAACCCTTGTAGTTAATATTTAGGTTTAGTCCCTCTGGTAACTGGCGATTAATAAGTTTCTCACCTTCTTGTACAACTCTTGCAACTGCAGTTCTAGACGCTTTATCTTTTAACGCCTCTGCACTGTACTTATCAGGATCAAGAAAATAATCTGCGGCTAAATAGGCGGCACCCATAGCACCCTTTGCTAATTGTGCATTACTCACATCTCTTTGTATGTCTGGATTAGCAATACCAAGATCACGGGAACGAGCAGTAAAGGCTGTTTCTTTGCCTCTCTCTGATCTATCAATCTGAGACTTTAGTCCATCCCTGATTGTTGTTACTGCTCTTTTTAAATCATCAGCCATTTTGTACGATCTGGTTCTCTTTGATTAGCCCACGATCAATTGCGTAAGCTTGTACGACGAAATCTTCTACAGTTTTTACTTCTACCGTCTTATAGAACTGGCCCTTGCCACGGATGTAGCAGGGCTGGCTCAAGGGCTTTCTGGTCCGCGACAGTTTAACTTCTACGAATATCTTATTCATGATTTATGATAATAGGATCATCCTGCCCAGACTTTGCGGGAAGAAGAACCACTCCATGTAAAGCAGTAACGTTATGTTCAACTTTGTCGTGTTTGCCCACTCCTACCCGATTAAGAATAGATTCCGCTGCTTTTATACGCTGTTCAGCGCGTGGGATGGTTCCATCATCGTCTAGTGCTTGTACAAGACCTGCTGCCGCTTTTACTGAATTAGCGGCTAACATATTCTTAGCCCTGCCTACTATCTCGTCTGCAAGAGAGTTCATAACCGCCTTGCCAGTAGTTTCGGAGTATCCGGCTACGCGCAGTGCTGCAGCGTTATTGCCGCCATTGTCCATGAGAGCGTCTAAGTATGCAGACTGCATCTCAGTTAGCTCTCGCTTCTTCTTCTTCTGTGCGGGTAAGAGTCCTTCCTGTGCCATTAGTAACGTACTTTACGTACTCCACCGCCATGAGCATATTCTTTAACCTTACCGCCACCCATCATGCCTGTAACCTTGTTGCGGTTCATTTGCATCAGGCTCTGCTGCGGGTTCTGCTGCATGGAAGCTGCACCCATAATCTTATCTTTGTCCGGGGTGCCTGTAGTAGCCATGCCACCATAAGCTTTCTTAGCCGTCTTTGCAGCTTGCTTGAAGTTCTTGGCAGTAGGCGCACCTTTAGCCCCTACCTTACGCATCTTCTCTCCAGAGCCACCGGCTATCCGCTTGCGCTTCTGTTGAATATTATAATATAGTCCTTTTTTTTCTGGCATTAGCACTTCCACCTTTTTCTTGCTTGCCTAATACGGCTATTGGGATTAGCCGCTGCCTTGGGAAACTTCTTCATCTGACCTGCAGAACGAGCGCAGTATGACTTACGCCTCTTTGCGGCCTTACTTCCCGCCTTGACCTCGCCGGTCACTGCGCCTTTTAGCTTTGAACCTTTGTTAGCCGCACGATAAGCCTTGATACCCTTCTCGGTCATTCCAGCGCCCTGTTTAGTAGGTCGCTTCATTCCTGAACCTGTAGGCATCTTGGGCTTACGAACTCCACCGCCCTTTGCATACTCCTTACGACTAATCGCTGCTACCTTCTTAGATTGCCGCTTGTGCATCTGTGAGGCTTTGACTAGCTCCTTGGAGATTTGCTGGAGTTGTTCTTTGGCTGGCACTTTATTTTGCTGCTTTGGGTTTTTTGGCGGGAGCGGTTTTGGTGCGAGACACTGAATACTGTTTATCAGTACCAAAGCTACGGGCCTTGGGGGCGTCTCTGCCATATTGATAAACAAGTTCTTTATCTCGCTTTACAGCCTTTATTCGTCTATCCAAATCAGCGCTATACACATCTTCAGCAGCTTTTCCGCGATCACCTTCTTTAGTATCGTAGTACTTTTTTATAGCTTTCTTACGATCTGCAGAATCTCTTTCATTAATAGATTTGTAAAGTTCATAAGTTGATTTTTGTTTCTTTGCCATTATTCCATCTCCACCGTTGGTTCTCCCCATCCACTCGTTCCAAATCCAGTGGTTCTTGTGTACATCTTCTTACAGTGACAGTCTCCACAGTCACAGTGAGCGCAAGGCTCTGGACAATGACAATCTCTCGGCTGACACACGCAGGTTAGGCAGGTGTCATCCTCCGGCTGTTTTTCAGGCGCGTTGGATATCATTGTAAAAGCTGCATAAGGCCCTTGATATTGAGGCATTGTAAATTCTTTGGGGGTGCAGCTACTACAGTCTTGTCTCCCAACCCTCTAGGGTTAAATATAATACTATTTTTGATAGGGTGTAGACGGACTAATAGCTGCTAACTATCTATTATAACAATTATATCGAAGTTGTCAAGTAAAAAATTATAAAATAGTGCATTTTATGCTTGACAAATCCGATATGAGCTGTATAATAAGAGTTAACTCTTCTCCGGGGGTTTAATATACATATATCCCCTTACTATTAGCCCTCATTGTAATATAATTACCCAAAAGGACTCAGTATCAGTATGTTTGTTACCCCCTCAGAGGATGTTATAAGGCCGTGGCCGTTGACTTCGTACACCTTTAATACTTTTGCCCAGTATATTCAATACTTTAATGCCGATGAGTGTAAACAGTACATCCGCGACGGGAAAGAAAATGAACGGACTACTGTCTTAAAGAAGGGTGAGGTTGGTAATGCAGAGGCCAACACTAACTTTGAGGTAAGAAACTCTGATGTGTGTTTCTTCAAGACACATAACCCAGCAAATAATCCCCTATACTCAAAATTAACCGAAGTTCTGATAAACGCTAATCAATCCTTTTTTGAATATGATATTTTTGATATAGAAGCTGTGCAGTTTTCTACCTACTCCGCTGGATATGACGGTTTCTATACAAAGCATATAGATACTATGACAAACTCTGCCGCTACAGGAGTTAGAAAGTTAAGTTTCAGTGTGCAGTTAAGCCCTGCAGACTCCTACGAGGGGGGTGATCTCCTCTTACACACCGACATGACGCCTACAGTTGCACCCAGAGAGATTGGAAGCCTGATCGTATTCCCAAGTTTTACACTGCATGAAGTTACACCTGTAACTGAGGGGGTGCGGCACTCTCTAGTAGGCTGGGTAACAGGACCAGCGTGGAAATAATATTAAAATAATGACTTCACTTGGATATCTATACGCAGTAATACTCGATATGGATAAAAAAAATAAAAAAGTACCCTTAAAACGCAATCCTTACTACAAGGAATTAGCCCAGTTAGGCCATAAGGTATTGAAAAACAAGAAGATTTATTCTAGAAAGGGTAAAAAATAGTAAAAATATACCGGGATTGCATATAGATATATACCCACCCCCGGTGGCCCATGCGCGCCCCTGCATGGCTAAGTCTTTGTTTTTATTAAGTTTGACTAGTATCCATAATATACACTATGAGACTATGCTTTCCGGCACTAATACCCCGGCTAATAGTTCCGCGATCCCTTTCATATATCCGCACTCCCGCGCGCGTTGTTCTAATCATGCCGACAAGATCCCCCGGCGGCCTTTTTGGTGGTGCTTTGGGGTGGCATGGGCGTGCAATACAGCGCACACAAACCCGGCAGCCATATCCGAAACGCTAGCAATATCCAGACGCTAAGTATTATTGCAGGTAAAAAAAGGCCCCAGTTAAGGGGCCTCAGTTTATTGTGGGTTGTGTTAACTGTGAGTGTATCCATCGGGTTCTATGCCGAGCCACATTCCACACCACGGCACAATCACGCAATTAGCGATAACATCATTGTAAGCGGTGCGCCTGAACTGCAGATAAGTCTTAGGTTTGGGATTTCCTCCCCATCCTCTGCCGTAAACCTTTAGCAGGGCCTCGCGTTGTTTTCTGGTCAGGGGCTTCATAAGAGCAACTCCGATCCCACAATACATCCGGCCAAGAAGCCGATCAAGAATGCGCCATATACCGCGAAATAATCGCTTTTGGTTGGTCTAGCCATTAGCCCTGCTCCCCGTAAAAGTCAGGCGTTTCGTATGGTTGCACGTCCTGCTCCGTTGGTTCTGTGATGTCTTTCCAATCATCAATGCCGCAAGCGCCCATGAATTTATTTGCATCGTAACGTGGGTTATCCACTCTGAACAAGTTGTGGAAATCCAGCGCCGTATCCTTAAGCGCAACCCGCGCCGTCGCGGTAGCATAAATCTCGTTCACGTCGTCGTCGTCATTACCAGTGTTATGCTCCGCAGAGTCATATTCATACCGCATCAAATTGGTTTTCAGTACGTGGGCAACTTTGTAATAGTGCTTTTGTGTAAAGCTTGCCATTAGTCCGATCTCCTAATTAGAGTTAAAAAAACCGCCCCCAATTAAGGGGACGGCTAGAGTTTACCGGCAGGGAGTACCGGGCGTCAACTAATTATTCTGCCTCTTTCACTTGAGGGGTAAAAAGCCCCTGTTTCGCAAGCTTCTCAATCACGCGGGAAAAAGCCCCCTTCGCACCTATGCCATAGAGCCGGGCATGTTCAATATCAATATTTTGCATCTTGAACTGCAAACCCTCGATAGCGTCGAGTGCTTCCTGAGACACAAAAACCTGTTTCCCGCCATTAGTCGTGGTCGCTGTTTTCTTGGTCGTCATGGTTCTATTTCCTTACAATATGAAGTGATAAACGATTAGACAAACTGCTAATACTACGCATATTCTATAAGCTGCCTCTATGATTTCGATGGCACATCTCCTGCACTAGTTAATCGAAGCCCAAGCCGGTGCGGAAAGCACTGCCCAGATACCGCGTGCGCGATCCATTTGTTCGTTGAGCGTATAGCCGCCGCGATCAGTGTTTACCATGTTGTCATTTGCACGACCAAACGTATGAGTTTTTTCTACACCATTAATCTCAAACGTTCTGCTGTCATGGGTATGCGTGGCGTAGTGGGTCAGCACATTGTACAAAGCCCATTTATTTTTGCCCAAGCCACCGCCCTGCGAGTAATCCCGGCTGTACTCTTCCCACAAGTCGTACAAGGCGTGGAACTTCTTAATGTTCAAGTCTTCTGCCTTCTCAATCCCGTGCTGCTGTTCACGTTCTAGCCGTTTCTGTCCTGTAACATCCTTCGGGCAAATATGCTTGATAAACGCTCCCGCTGTAGCATCTTCAACAGGCGTGGCTTTCCATTCTTTAAAGCGGTCGATGTTATCGCGGAAAGTACCAAACACTGTATTGGCTGTACGCAACAAACTGGCGGCGTCAAAGTGCTTGGAATGTTTCACTTTGTTGTAGACTGCCTTATCGCCACCAAAAACCATTGAGTTTTCACAATATGAACGATAGGCACCTGCAAACTGCTGGAAAGCCCATTTGCTATTAACTGAATTAATCTGATCAGAACGGCAATAAACCATGTCACCGCCGCCGGACATGTCCACGGCCTCGTCCAAATACTGGATGGAACGTTTAGCCTTCATGCCGAAGTCGGAATATTCGTCACGGACTAGCACGTTGTCGGTAGGAAGCTCACTGTCTTTGAGAATGTCGGCGTGTTTGCCAAACAAGTCTACGTGGTTTTCCAGTGTGTAGCTGGATGATACCGCGCTGGTATCGGCTAAGCTTCCATCGTGAAGATACCGCAAAGCTCTGCTACCAGTTATCTCCGTACCGTCGGCGGTGTAAATGTGAAACTTATCGACCTTGAGCGGCTCAAAAAAGCTGAGGTCAAACACGTCGTTGTGTTCGCGAACGGCGGCAGGTTTAATCTGCGCTACTTCCGGCACGTTGTGGGCGGGTTCGATAATCTGTATCTGGTTCATGGTTCTCGTCCTTTTGTTGATGAAACAAAGCTGGCATAAACTAAACCGCGATCAATGTCAAACACTCATTTTAATCTAAACAGAATAAAAACCGGCGGGAGCAGTGGTCAGGGAGACTAGAACCGCCGCTCACCGCCGGGGAGTACAGGGGGAGAACCAACAAAACCCTGCACAAACTAATCTAAAGGCCGACAAAATTTAAGGGCCGACAAATTTACTGCGTATAATGTTCCATCATCCAAGTGTACCAAAACACACTGTTTGGATGTAGTTCTTCATTGTATAGTACATCTTCAAGTGCGTGCATTATGCTACCTCTTTCACAGTTTCGGTAAACCAATCTGGTACAGGACGATTAGTCCACTTAGCAAAGTATGCCTTATCACCAATGTAGTACGCCTTGTACGCAGAGATTGCATCGTCTAACGACGCAGAGTTAGGATTACATTTGTAGTGGTCAGGCATACATTGCGGTGGTGCTGAAGTTAATCCTGTAAAGACTGTTCTGTGTGGTATGTTGTCAGGCGCGTAGAACAACCATTCTTTCGTAGCAGCCTTGTGTACTTTGTTGTAGCGGTGCGTGTACTCAATACCAAGATATCCCCATAGGTCCGACAACCAATTGTAATTGCCACGGCCTAGCCTTGCCCATGCAGTAGAGGGGTGGTTCTTGTGAGCTATCTTGTACAAGCCCTCACGGTCAGCAACTTCATCACCGTCAATTACTCTATGTGCGGTGGATAGGATTTGTGCATACTCCAGCACCATTTTGACTACATGCTTGTCACAGTGCATTTGCGCTGCAATCTTGGGGTTTTTATCTAGATAGAATATATTCATTGTTGGTTCTCCATGTAAATAAGGTGAGGGGAGAAGGAATCGAACCTTCTGCTTGGCACACTTGAAACGTTTGCTTTCGCAATCCTATGCCATGCCTTATTCAAGTTATACAGCATTCGCCTAGCCTTGCCCCTCTTGAAGAATTGACCCCTAGCATATCCGTCTAGCGTCCGTCAAATGTTTTTTTAATCCACACAGACTAATCTTCTGGCTCCTTAACCACTGGTCCTAAATATGCTACTAACCTTGTATGGTCTATTAGTATCTTAGACAACATACTCTTAGAAACGATTACAGTTTTTTTACGTCCATCGCCGTTTACAGTTTGATGTAGTTTGTCTAGATCATCCATAGACGTTTCTAGTTTTATCTGTCTCATAGTTGAACTATCTTTTCAAAGTTATTGAGATAATCTCCGACATTATCTCTAGTGACAACAGTTCCGTCAGCAGTTACAGCAAGAACTCTATTTGTTTGACTAACTAAATTATCCTTAGACCACTCTGTTCTAGTCTTACCAATGTTGTAAGCCCAATCCCTGTCACAAAAATCTCCGACAAATTGTCTTAGCATAGGTTTTGATGCAAGGAAGTTACTCTTGTGGAATTTTGGGTTGCCGTGATACCACTTTATTTGTTTGTTGTAGTGCTGGTTTATACACCACTTAAATATGTTGTCCCCCATGTAGAACGGGCAGTAGTTTGACAAATCCATCTTCTCACCAGAGAAGTTTTTTATAATACGGAATGATCTCATTCTGCTAAAGTATCTCTGGTTGTGCCACCAGAAATCGTAGTTCCAATCTTCGTTAACCAAAAGATGCAAGTCCGGCTCGGCATCTAAGGCGAACTTATAGCCAAACAAATCTGTTTTATCTCTTTTAATATTTTTCATTAGTATAGGATTACCGACAGAACCAAAAAGAGGGTCGGCCTCTATTCCTGTAGTAACTATATTTTTAGAGGGGTCAGCCATACCATATAAATTACCTGTACTGTCTATCGTATGATTACCCGATAAAATGTAATCTTTCAGATTGTCCGGTCCTAGACTGAGAGGGTCACTGCCACCCATTATTATGTGTAATTGGTGCCTGATAGGGACTTCTCTAAAAGCAACTAGCATGGCTACACTATCTAAACCACCGGAGTAGTAGAAATCAATCTGCTTATTCTTTCTAGCAAACTCCTGCGCTCGCATCAGCATTAAATCACTAAAGTCATACCTATCTATTTCATCATAGTACCTGTAATCAATATCACCAAAATACTTTGACATATTATCCATAGGCCATATGAAACTGCGTTTTCCTAGAGAATCATTAATACACGTTGTTCTAGCAGGTGTCCTGTTATACTCCATAAAGGCTTCTTCTCTAGTCCTAGCCAGAACATAATCAGTCTTCCACTCTCTATCAATCTTAGAGTGTTCACCCACATGTATATCCATCAGCTTACGAAAAGCATCATCAATGTATACAAAGCTGTACATTTATTTTACCTCGGTTATAACCCAACGCCCACGTTCTGCTAAATGTGGAAAACGTCTAGACCAATCTTTAGGGTAAATGTTCAATTCAGTTTCATACTTCCACTCCCAACGCAGTGTTTTACCATCATATGCGCGAGTAGAGTATTCCGGTTGTGGCCGCTTGCTACGTTTGACAAAATGCTTGTTCTTTTTTACTTCCGACATTTTACCTGTCCTGTATTAATATTGTAGTATACAAGCTCCACACCTAACTGCTTCTGTATAGGTGAAAGCTGACGGTTAATCATTGTACCCGGCTTCCAGTTAGCGTTCTTGGAACGGAACGACATTGTTTTAACCTCGACAAGTTTCACGTCCTTTGTATCAGGATTTATAGCTATGAAATCTACAGGGCCTGTGTTGTTAGTCTCGTTGTACACATGGTAGCCGCTATCAGCATAGTATCGCATAGCGCCTA